TGGCCAAAGAAAAGCACGGCATTAAAGCAGGAGTTTATAATCCAACTTGGGAAGAAGTAATGGAGTTTTCCACTTCCCTTCAAGTTTATCTTGCTAAGTATCCTCGCGTCAAGGCACACGTTGAGGGGCTTGTTGGACAGGTGCGTTCGTGCTCACGGCATGCCGGCGGCGTGGTGGTGGCAGAGAACCTTGACAGACATATGCCTCTCATCAACTCTGGTGGGGTACGACAAACACCTTGGTCAGAGGGGCAGAACGTACGTCACCTTGAGCCCATGGGCTTCATTAAGTTTGATCTGCTGGGGCTTTCTACATTGAAAATGATGGAGGGGTGCATTGAACATATTTTGCGCCGACACCAGGGGATGGAGAACCCAACATTTGATGACATCAAGCAGTATTATGACGAGAACTTGCACCCAGATCACATTAACACAGATGATCAGAAGGTTTATGAGAATGTCTTTCACAAAGGTAAGTGGGCTGGCATCTTCCAGTTTACAGAAACTGGGTCGCAAAACTTTTGTAAGAGAGTAAAGCCACGCAACCTTATCGATATCTCGGCGGTGACTTCAATCTACCGCCCGGGCCCCCTATCGGCTGGTGTTCATGACGAGTTCATGGAGGCAAAAGAAAACCCACAATATATTAAATATTTGACTGATGAGGTTCAAGATATTACACAAGAAACTTTTGGTTTCTTGATCTTCCAAGAGCAAATCGCGCTCATTGCGCACACTCTTGGCAAAGATTTAACCCTCGACGAGGGCAACCTGCTCCGCAAGGTCCTTACTAAAAAGGGAACCGGCAAGAGCGACAAAACAAAGAAGGTGATTTATGACAAGTTCATTGCGGGGTGTTCGGAGAAGGGCATCAATCTCGACAGCGCACAAACTCTATGGAATAATTTTGAATACTTTTCAGGTTACGGTTTTAATAAGTCTCATGCTGTTTCCTATAGTATGTTGTCTTATCAGTGTGCTTGGTTATTTACATATTATCCCGTAGAGTGGATGGCTGCATTCCTTGACAAGGAGCCAGAGAGCAGAAAAGAAAAAGCCATCAACATTGCCAAGCAGTTTGGGTACATTATTGAACCACTTGACATTAATAAATCGGGAGTTGTTTGGGAAATTAGCGAAGACGGAAAGACACTCATCCAGCCGTTAACTTCTATTAAAGGACTGGGTATGGCAGCTATTGAGCAGATTTTAAATAATCGGCCCTTTAAGGATGTCGAGGATTTACTCTTTAAAGAAGAGATAGCTTATAGCAAGCTAAATAAGAAGTCGCTTGACGCTCTATGGAGGGCTGGCGCGGTTGATAATCTGATGGATGATCGTTTCACAGGACGCAAGCACTTTTGGAGTGCATGTGTGGTAGAGCGCCCAAAGAACTTAAAAAGATTTAATGAGAATCTAGAACTTTATCGACCAGAGGGAGACTTTACCGAAGAGGAAATCATTCAGTTTAAAACAGAATTAACCGGGGTATTTCCTATTAACTTAGTCATCAGCACTGAGACGGTGGAGAAACTTCAAGAAAAGTTTGTTCCGCCTATTTCTGAGTACGACCCGGGTCTTCAAGTATGTTGGTTTATTCCACGCAAAGTGATACCCAAAAAGACCAAGAACGGAAAGCTGTATTGGATTGTTGAAACGATTGATAGCAATAATGAATCCACAAAGATTAGGTGCTGGGGTATTAAGCCAGAGAAAGATAAGATTTTTCTTAACCGCCCTTACATGGCTCGCTTGAAATTCGACGAGCAGTGGGGATTCTCCACGTATGCCATTGGAAAGACATTTAGATTATTAGGATAAACAATGAACGTAATTAGATATTTTAGCCCCCTATTGAAAGAACCCAAACTTGCAGATGACTTGCCTATTGTTGTGCGCGTGAGAAAATTTGATGAAGCTGCAGCTAAAACATTTTCTGAAACAATGGCAAAGGCCCAAAATAGTGGACAGCCTATTGTGCCCGTTATTATCGATAGTTATGGAGGACAGGTGTACAGTTTAATGTCCATGATATCCGACATCAAACACTCTAAGATTCCCGTAGCAACTATTGTTCAAGGAAAGGCTATGTCCTGCGGCGCTATACTATTTAGTTTTGGCACCGAAGGACATCGGTATATGGACCCCGACGCCACTTTAATGATACACGATGTTAGTTCGATGGGGTGGGGGAAAGTGGAAGAGATTAAAGCGTCCGCAGTCGAAATTGAGAGGCTAAATCAAAAGGTCTATCGGATGATGGCTATTAATTGTCGACAGCCAGAAGAATACTTCTTAAACATTGTGCACGACAAGAGTCATGCCGATTGGTTTTTAGATGCGGAAGAATGCAAGAGCGTCGGGTTGGCCAATCACCTACATGTTCCAGAACTAAAAATAAGAGCTACCATTAATTTTGATTTCAAGTAGAAAGTAGTTGACACTCTTGAGCAAATTTGTTATAGTAGTAACACCACTAAGGAGGTAAATGTGGCAAACACATATGAAGAGAAGAAGCGCTATGTGAAGGAATACATCCGGTCACTTAACGCCATTGAAGATGCAATGGAACCCTACAAGGAGCAGAAGCGCGACTTGCGTTCCGAGTTCAAGGAAAACGGATGGCTAAGCACTGACGAGATTCGTGCGGCAGTGAAGGCATTCCGCTTATATAAGGGCAAGTACAACATTGATGAAGTTGTCGATAACTTTAATATGATTACGGGAAAGACTGAACAGTGATCGTTGAATATGCTTTGTGTCGTCCGATGGCCAAGCCCCCCGAAAGGGCTAACCCATCGGATGCGGGACTAGATGTATTTTATTCTCCCCGGGAGGAAAACTTGGCTAAGAAGTTAACTCTCCATCCTGGGGAGGGCGCTGTCATCCCAACAGGTTTGCGTTTTGGTGTACCACACGGTTACATGCTCGAAGTCAAGAATCGTTCCAGCGTGGCTGCAAAGCGCAGTCTCATTGTGGGAGCGTGTGTGGTCGACTCTGGTTATGATGGAGAAGTGTTTGTGAACTTACACAACATTGGCAAGCAACTTCAGATCATTAAGCCTTACGAAAAGATCGCACAACTAGTTATGATTCCCGTTGTGCATTTTCGGGCGGTTGAGAATATTGTGGGCCACTTGTATGGACACCCAATGACTATTAGTGCCCGCGGCGCCGGCGCGTTGGGGAGCACGGACGAGGCGGCAGAAGTAGTAGAATGAATCGAGAGCAGCGTAGAGCACAAAAAAAGAAGATGTCGAAGGATGAGCAAAAAATCTCCGATAAAATTTTTCTATTCAATCAACTCCCAGATGAATGCAACACATGCGAAAAAGCATTTGACAAGAAAGATAAGACCATGGTACAATCATGGTCAGTCGTCGTAAGAGACACAAAGGGCACAGTTTCACTATTTTGCCCCGAGTGTATAGAGAAAACACAAACATTTATGGAGGAAAATAAATGAAAGTAAAACGTTTATCGAAGTCTTCCCTCCAGAACATCTTAAATGGAAAGATTAAAGAGGAAGCAACTTGTGTCATTAAATTTTATTCTAATGGATGCCATTTTTGTCACAAGCTTAAGGGGCGCTATGAACAAGTGTCGGAGGATTTTCCCGACGTACACTTCTTTGCTTTTAATATTGGGGATTATCCTCAAATACAAAAGCAATTGGAATTTAGAGGAGTGCCCACCATCTCGTTGGTTAATGCGGGCCCAGCTAAGCCGGCCATTAAAATGATGCCGGAACCCAAAAAGCCCGATAAGACTACATGGTACACTCTTGATAACATAAAGAACTTTATTGAAAAGGAAAGGAAATAAACAATGTCAAAAAATTTATACGATGCCGCGGTATTGCAACTGCGGGGGCGGGCCTTAGAGGCCTTGGCGACCGTAGAACTGTTGCTAAAAAATCCGACGGCTGTGCCGGACCACTCTAACTGGGTGGATGAAATTATCAAACATACGAAAGTGTTAGCTGAAAATGAAAACACAATGATAACACTGCAGCAATACTTTGGGAAGCAGTTTGCGCCGCCGCCAACCGGACCTACTCCACCATTGGCCGGCCCCAGTCCTACTTCACCCCCAGAGTCGCCTGGAGAGCCTCTAACTATAACTCCGGAGCGCTCACCCACTTTGCGAAAAGAACTAACTCGGCAAAAGAGACTACAAGCCATGAAGGCGCGCCAAGCCATGGCCAAGAAAGAATTGTATCCGCCGGCGGATGAAGAGTCAGGGCTGAAGGAAGAGGAGCCTAAGAAGAAGGTTTCGAAAAAGTCGCGGAAGAAGAATGAAGAATAACTCGTTATCTTATGATGACGTATTATTGATACCACAATATTCCGAAATTCGTTCACGAGCCGATGTGGACATCGCTAGTGATTTAGGAAAGGGATGTGCTTTAAGGCTTCCCATTATTTCTTCGCCAATGGATACCGTATCTGAAAGTGCCATGGCAGCCGCCATTGGTCGTTATGGTGGCGGTTCCATCATCCATCGCTATAATAGCATTGAGGAACAAGTCCGCCAAATTAAAATGGTGTGGGCCTTAAACGAGGGCAAAAACCCTTGTGTAGGAGCAGCAGTTAGTGCATCGGGAGACGTTTTAAAGCGCGCACGAGCATTGATAAATGCTGGAGTGGGGTTTTTATGTATAGACGTGGCTCACGGTCATCATATTATGATGAAAGAAGCATTGCGCGCACTGCGTAGTATATTAGGAGAACACGTTCATATTATGGCTGGGAACGTTGCCACTCTGGATGGCATCAATGATTTGGCGGACTGGGGCGCCGATTCGGTGCGCTGCAATATTGGAGGGGGATCCATTTGTTCGACACGCATTCAAACGGGACACGGCCTCCCCGGCCTTCAAACGATCTTAGACTGCGCGCAGACTGACCGAGATGTAAAAATTATTGCGGACGGGGGAATCAAAAACTCAGGGGATATCGTTAAAGCCATGGCAGCCGGCGCCGATGCAGTAATGTGTGGGTCCTTATTTGCGGGAACCGATGAGACACCAGGAAAAATATTTGAAGACATGGATGGAACTCGATGGAAGTCTTATAGGGGGATGGCCAGCAAGGAAGCACAAGTTAATTGGAGGGGACGCTATACTTCGTTTGAAGGAGTTGCAACGCGTGTTCCTTACCGTGGGTCCGTAAAAAATATTCTTGAAGATTTGGAGCGGGGCATAAGGTCAGGCTTTTCATACAGCGGCGCCGAAAATCTAGCAGCGCTTCATACCAAAGCAAAGTTTATCGGCCAGACGCCATCTGGATTATTCGAAAGCGGCGCTCATATCTCGCGCAGGAAGTGGTAATGAGTACCAAAATAGATTATGGTAACTTGACAAAACAAATTGCTTTTTGGGATAATGATCATCGACAGGCGCAGTTAATACTACGATGCAGACATGACGGACTTACACAGGCAGACTTTTTTCGTCATATGGTGACCGGCTACATTAGTGGAGATGATCATATTCATAGTTACATTGATGAAGTAAAAAAAATGGGGGAGAAACGTAAACAAAAATCACGCACATTGAAGAAAAAAGGAGATGATATGGTAAAAGATTTTGCATTAACAGATGGAGAAGTTGAGAATATTTTTGATTTACTGGAAGAGGAGTTCCAGGACTATGAGTGACGGGCTATTAACGTGCGCAAAAGAGTGCATGAAAACAAAGAAGAATTGCGACGTGGCCGACTGTCGTTTATGGGTGGAGTTTGATGAAGACCATAACTGTTGTTTAATCTCTATTCATGAACATGGTGCTATGACGTTGAGAGAGGTGGCGAAGCGCTTAGGTATCTCCTTTGCGAGAGTTAAGCAAATAGAAACAAAAGCACTTAAACGCTTAAAAGACAACCCGGATGCCACTACTTTGTTTTTTTAAGGTATTTATCAAATAAAGTAA